CGTAAACCGATCATGTAAGAAATGACCAGCGCCCGGATCACGAATATAATTGAAATATATTATATCGCCGGACGTATCCACTGCATCGGTTTCATTGAAGCCTATTTCGCCATACGTTGTCGCTTTTCTGAAATCAACGACACATTCAGTTGCACCCGCACCTTCTGTCGCATCGTCTTTTAAGGCCGACATTCTTGTGAGAGTTCCGCCGTTACTCCAGATAACACTCTGGAGAGCAACAAAATCTTCACCAAGTTTTACAATGTCAGGGGTACCTGTGGTAAAGGACATATCTGCATGACCGTAAGTTCTTGCTCCTGAAGTCATACACGCCTGTACCATATTGTCAGCGACTTCTTTCCATGCTTGGGTGATATAACTCACCTTGACTTCGGATACGCTGTCCCCAGCCAAAAAAGTCAAAGAGCATCTCTGCCCTCTTGTCAAAACACCGGTTGTCAAATTAAACCCCATATCTACTGCTACAAGTTTTGCAGTGGGGGTCAACCCGCCGGGGATAACGCCATAATCATCAGTGCCATCAGATACATATTCGATATGGGCCGCAGGATATTTTAAATATCCTACATTGCTCGTTACCGTAACTATTTCTTCATGTACGATGGGAGGTGCAGCGACAAAAGCCTTGAGTTTATTGTTTGTGTGATCGTATTCAAAGGTATAGCCATTTTTTGGTTCGGCTATCAACCTCTCAATAGTGTTAAGGCCGAATTGATTGGCAGTAAGCGACTCGCCTTCGAAGGCGTAAGAACTATCGAAGGCGACATCGGCCAGAACGGCAAACTTATTGCCAAACATAGAATTATCTATATTTGATACAGTTAGTGCCATTACATTCTCCTGTTAGTCGATTGTTAGCCAAATCGGTTTATATTCTCCGGCCACATTATCAGTAAGGATTACATACCCAATAGGTATTTCTGCGTAGTCAGTCTGAATATCAGCCGATCCATCGGTGGCGCCAGCAGTTTGAGTCGAACCGACAGCATCAGTGCCGTTAGCGAGGACACACCCAAGACCACCTGTTTGTGACCAGTAATAATGGCTGGCAGGCACAACGGTAATTGTAACTCCAGCAGGTCCGGTAGTCGTAGTAGCCTGAATAACAGTACCATACCATGGGTTCGGGATAAGAGATACTTTAGTCGCACTAGCGACCAAAGCAACCCTTACGGGATCGCATAGGGTAACAACGGTTGTTCCAGAAGCCGCGCAATACGTATTGGAATCAATGCGATAGCACTGCCCCTCGCCGGTACCATCATTGACCTGAAGATACCCGTCCTTGTATGAATCCGCCGTTACTGCCGTTGCGCCGACTGTAACCTGTACTTCTATATCACCTATGGCAACAGCAGCGGCAACAGACTTATTAATATGGTTTGCAGTTACCGTCGCCATTGATGTGGTTTTGCCACAAGCGATTTCAGTGCTGCTTGCCTTGGCATAACGGAATTTTCTGCCATCAGGTTCTACCCTGAGCATTCCGAGAATTTCCTTCTGAGTAGCATTAGTTTCGTAAAGCCCTTGCGAGAATCCAGTTGTTTTCATTTTATCATTACTCCTTTTTTAGATGATAGACTTAGGAAAGGTTGCTATGAGCTTTATGGGCTTTTCTGTTATTGCATACCCAGTTTCCATCCCATAATATCTTCATGGAACGGCCCATAACATCAGCACTTTGAAGGTTTGCCCATGGGGTCCTCACAAAATATCCTTTCTGATGAATGCCAAAACCAGCATGTCTGGAGTTTACTCCAAACAGATAACCGGAAGGGCAGTAATCATCGGCTGCAAGAATCATTCCCTCAAAAACAACATGAGTAAAACCGGCCTTGGCAGTTTCAGAATCAGTGGTGAAACGTTGCTGAACCTGAAGTATCGCCGAAATTTTGTTGAACAAAGTCTCAGTGGTGAAACCTGCATCCGGCTTACCATTAGGCCCATCGCTGATTTTGGCATCAGACCTGAGGGTTCTAATAACGTCAAGGGAAATGACTTCTTCTGTGGTGTTTGTCTTGCCTTCCCATGGAGTTGTTCCGTCATTTGCAGACAAATCGGCTTCTGCAATATCTCCATAAGTTACACTTGTGGTTTCTCCACACATTGCCCGCAAACCATTAACATGCTTGGAGGTGTCTGCGGCAGCCGAATAAAAATTATCCGCAATAAGTTTACGGCATGACTTCTGAGCGCCTTTCACTCTTTGTACGACCATCTGAACTTCAGCATATTCACCAACATTTTGCAGTTCATCGGTTCGATAAATGGTAGCATTACCATAATAATGTTTAATTCCAAACTTGGCCGCATTGATAGACTCTCTATCTGTGCTGTCAAGAGAATCAGAACGATCATATACTCCGCTGACCTGGCAGTCATACTCAAGCGGAATTCTGATATATCTTCCGCCCGGAGGACGTTCCCAAAGACCTTTTTTGAGATTCATGTAATAGTGCATTCCAAATGAATCATCAAAATAAATATCAGCGGCCATTTTATTATCCGCCATAAAATAATCATCAGTGATTGATTCAAGTTCCGTAAAAGTTAGTGCCATTTTATTTTATCCTTTTTTTATCCAAATTGTTTGTTTCGTCTATTGGCATGTCGCCTTGCTATAGAGGCTACAAGCCCTCCACGTTTCTTTGTATTTTTCAACTCTTCATTTGCCTTATCATCTCCTGATCCGAAAGATGTTCCGGGACTGGATCCAAGACCAACAGTTACTACGCCAGCTCGACGTTCTTTATTGATCCTGTCTCTCTCTTCCTTTCTTATCTTCGCTTCAAATGATTTCCTTCTTGATTCATGGGTCATTGCCATGTGTGCTGAAACAGCAGTTGGATAAGCAGGGTGCTCTTCCATAAACTTCTGAATTTCACCTTTTTCCCACATCTGAACGATTCCGGTACCATCTTCATTGTCAGGATTATCTGCAAGATATTTGTCAAAATCTTGCTGTTTTATCTTTTCTAAATATTCCTGTTTTCTCGCAATCTCCACTTCGCTAAGGGCAGATTTTGTGGCCCATCGTTTCAGATTTAAAGCATAACCCTTTGGATCTTCACTTTGCCAATCGAGAAGTTCGTCATTGCTCATCTTGGAGACATCAATAATCTTCTCACCATCAGGAGCCACATCCTCTTTGCTTAACTTTGATTCAAGCTCCTTTGCTTTTGCAATGGCTTCATTCTTCTCTCTGTTAAGCCGCTGAACTTCAAGTTCATATTCAGTAGGCTTCTTCTTTTCTTCCTGGCTGGCTTTGTCAGCCGCCTCTGTTTCTTCATCTTTTTCTTCAGGTTGGTCGTCTGTTTTTTTGCCGCGGCCACCTGTCGTTTCATCAATCCCACCGAAATCTTCTTCAGATTCGACGGTATCAATGAGATTATCAGAATTATCATCAAAATGTTCTGTATCAAGAAGAGATTTTTCTTCTTCTTTTCCAACATCTTTTCCACCGGGGTTGTCATCAACAGTTTGTTCAATTTTTTCTTCTACATTATCAGACATTTTACCCTCCCTCAAATTATTGAGATTGCTCTTCTTTCATATCTTTTTTTCAATAGATATTCCACAGCCTTTTCTGTGTTATCTTCTTTCCTTCGTTTTTCTCCATTCTCAAGCGGTCTTAACCCTTCACCTTTCATCCATAAGTTATAATTAGTCCTTGTAGGATTTTCTCTGAAAGCAACAACATGAGGCTTTGTTGAGTCTTTATCTACTACCTCAAGAACAGATCGTATCCATGGAGCATCTTCATTCGCCACGTTCACCGACCTGCTGGAAATTATTCTGTTTGCAAGATTCTTACAGCGCAAGCAAACAACCTTTGTCGTTTCTACAGATTCTATTCTTTCATCCCTGTATCCGCAGACAGGGCATTCATAATCATATAAAGGCATTATTCATTATTACTCTTTATCCCCTTTTCAGTGTGCCCTCCCTCAGATTCACTTTGCTTTCCCTCGTCAGGTTTTAAGCTACTTTTTACCATCCCGCTTATAACCTTTTTCCTCTCGATATTTAATTTCTCACGATCAAACTTTAATCCTTCCAGCTTAACCTGTTGTTCAACCTTTTCTGTTTCTATTTTTTGTTCAACCAATTCAGCATCTTTTTTAATCTTGCTGATTTCGGCCTGAACTTTATAATACTCTGCACGTTCTTTTTCAACCTTTGCACGCTCTGCAAGAATCTTGGCTTCTTTTTCTTCCTTCTCAAGTTCTCCCAGGTCATCTTCAGGCTCAGACAAAGCAGGCGGTTGTTCCCCGCCCTCTACCGCCGGCTGCCCCTCTTGGTCCTGCTGTTGCGGGAACATTATTTGCATAATACGATTCATAATTTCTTCAAACGGCAAGAACTCTCCCTTCTCCATACCACGCTTATAATTTTTATCATCAAGAATACCTAATGTCTTTAAATAATCACACAGCATTTTTGGAAAACCGAGTTCCTGCAATCGCATAACAAGAGTGCCAAATGGTCCCTGCTTCATTCTTGATATTATATTTTTTCTATTTGAGATATTGAGTTCATCAAGTAAAGCTTCCTGATCTATCGCCTTCATTTGAAAGAGGCTGATAGCTTCTTCTCTTTTTTGAACATTCGATACAGGCATTGTAGAACCTGTAACAACAGTAAGTTTTGCCGGAACCTGCAATTTTTCTGCTGTTATGGCCCTTGTTTTTTTGTCTCCATCTTCTTCATAAACAATCCAACGCTCAATATCTGTGTACCAATTCTGTGCGAGAGAGACAAAACATCTGCCACGTTCACGAATAAGAGATGAATACGCTCGAATTTTCCCCTTACGCATTGTAGATGCCTGCTCAATTAATGCAGAGATAGCTTTATAAGCAATGACCTGTCTCCCCGGAGTATTCGCATTCTCTAATTCAAAAGTACCAGCCACGGTAAAGAAAATTTCTTTAATCATGGACGCTACTGTGGCGAAATCATTTAAGTCACCATCAAATGTAAGATGCCTGATTGACTGCGCTTCCATGGCATTTGCAGGTCTTACGACCCCACTTACATTAGAAAATTCAGAATTATCAACTCCAGAAGTCATAGGGTTGATAATCTTAGACCTTGCTTTTTTGTCTTTCATTAAAATCATCTGAGAAAGACATTTATTGAATTCCATATTAAGCTGATCAAGCTGTTCAGAATCAGCTATTCCCCAAAAATTAGAAGTATCTCTTAAAGAGTTTCTTGCATAAAAAGGATATTGGTCATAAAGAAAACTGTTTCTCGCTTTTTCAAACTCAAGTTCCGGGTTAATAGAAGGGTTGGGATCATCCGATAAAACAATACTCCCTCCATTGCAAGTTATGATTCTACGAATATACCCAGGATATTTCGGTATTTTCTTTTTCGTTTCAAAAGAATCAGCGGAAGATTCAGCTTCCCTACCAAAGGCGCCATCTGCCATAGATTGATTTTTAATATTATTCACCTGTGGGACAGATTCATCTTCCGCTGGCTTGTTGATAATACTTAAAATTTCCTCATTCTTGTCTTGTGGATCTTCATAATCCACCATAGTATAATCTTTGGTCCAACATTCACAGACCAAAGCTACTTCTTCATCATCTTCATTTGCAAACTTAAAACTCAATAATTGTTTGACGCTGTTAGACAAAGTTATGAAGGCACCAAACATTTTTTTCTCTGTGTCGTGAGCGCCTCCACCAACTTCCCTTCTCTCATCTTCAATAAGATTATTAAACTCGGAATCAGGTTTTACTTTTTTGCCTGTCTCCGGCCATCTTCTTTTTATTTCCCGTACAGACATCGGGTAAAAATAGAATAACGCATCTGCTTTCTGAATCTCTCTTGGGCTTTTGAGATTAACCGGATAAACACCAAAATAAAGAGGATCTACAATAACAGTCTCTACTTCTCCAAGACCAAACTCAAGTTCCTGGTTGAACCTTACATGCTCAATCGTAATTCCATATAGTTCGCCCTGCAAAACACTGTCTTCAAATAATGCTTGCTGTTCCTGCTCCTGCCACCAATGCTCTGCTGTTCTCTGTATGAGATCGACACTCTCGCTTTGTTCAAAAGATAACTCTCCGATTTTTGCAACATTGAAAATAGGGTTGTTGTCGCAAAGTAAATTGACGTTCTTATTAAGGTGAGAATTTACAAGATTGGCAACGACATAGGGCAGGTCTTTATTCTTGTTCGCCCAATGATTGCTTCGCCTCAGATTATAATTACGCTTTATCTTTTCAGGCAAACCAAGTTCTTTTTTATCTTTAAGACTTTTCTCAAGTAAAGAAAATACTGTTTTACCTACATCTTTATGCCCCTCAGCAGGGATAATACTATGGTTTTCCATGAGTTCTCTTTTTTGATTCTCTTGTCTTGTGCGCTTTCAAAGCGGCCTCAGTCTTAAACTTTCTCTTGCACTTTTCACAAATAAAACCTTTGGGGACTTCTTCTTCTATCTCACAAACTATTGGAGTGATAGTATAATATCCCCCGGAAATACTTGTCATAACTCTATCATCTTGGAGAAATGGCCTTTTATTGCAAATGGGACAAGTCATATACTTATATTCTTTGCCATCAAGATGTGACGAAGACATCCCATCATAGGGCGGGAGAAACTGATTCCCATGTAAAGGAATCTTTAAGGAAGATAAATCTTTTACTCTCGCGATGAGAGAAAAACAAATTTCACAATAAATATCAACCATCTTTGGTTGTTTCCTTTCTTTCCACCTCTGGCTCTTCCATTGACGCAATGTATGGGTCTTTCTCATCTATGATACCACTTTTGAATCTATTACGTATTTTCGGCAACAAGTTTGTTTGCCCAACCCTGAAAGTGCCGAACCAAAAGCCGACAAGCAAAAAAACAAGATTACTCCCAACAATTCCCCATTCCATAATTGCTCCAATTAAACAGTATCGGCAAAATCTTTGACGACACTGTATTCATCACCAAAATCACTATACACATCTTCCATATATCCCCTGTGTATATCTTCCCTTATATCACGTTCATATTGGCTAGACAAGTCACCTTTTTCCAACATACGAATTCTCATTTCAGCAAGAGACTCAACCTTTACAGAATTTGCCTGCATCCCAATAGGACGTGCCATAAATATATGACAAGCTTCATCATATTGATGATCTTCACCTGTAGTATCAATATCTTCCACTTTTTTCTGATCAGACTGAAGACTTCCAACTGTGCGAATAAAATTGACACAGGTTGAATAAATTTGCACCATTGGCCTTGTGCCATCATCAGGAATTTTAAGTCTTTCACGGAACTGTCGTATTTTCAAATCTCTATTTGCATCACCTTTTGTCAAATAAAGACCGTGTTCTGCGAAAACTTCCGCAGTGCTTTTCCCTTGCCCGCCACCATTGTAATCAGGCTTCTTGCTGAAACAATCATGCCCTGCATATCTTACCTGCCTTTGATATTTTTCCACCTGTTGCGAATACTCTCTTTTCTTTATACCTACAGCAATCTTTGAATCTTCAAGCCGAAGACCTTTATTTATTTCTCCATTCCACCCATACCATTCATCAAAACGATACAGTCTTCCGTCAGCATCCAACCACCACCAGCCAACAGAAAATGGCGCGCCGAATCCCCAGTCAAAGGTCATATATACAGGTGCATTATCAGGGATAGGGATTGGTTCTATAATATGATTTTTATTGGAAAGCATAAAAGCCTGACCCATAAAGATGTCCCAATCACCATCCATATAAGCTGTGCGATAAGGCTCCGGCAAAGCATCAAGCCTGTGGATATACTCAGGGTCGGTTTCCATAAGAATCTTATTGTCTCCAAGTAATCCCGGAATATAACACCTTCTCATCCCGCCCTCTTTGTTTGGGGCCTTGCTTATTTTATACGGGACCAGATAATCAACCCATCTTTTTTTCACAAACTGATGACCAACCCCGCCTGGGTTACTTCCACAAACTATCCCTGGTATTTTATGTCTCCATTTTTTTGGAATTCTAAGAGCGCATCTAACACGGCTCCTAAGAAAATCATATTGAAATTCTGTGAAGGTCGTTAACTCATCTATAAGCAAGAGATGAATTTCCGCCCCCTGATATTGAAAAACATCAGCCTCATACTGACAATGGCAGAAATGGAGCATCGAACCATTATCAAACTCCCATCTCCTATCACGAGTTTTATAAGAACACACGTCTTCAGGAAAAAAAGTACGGGAAGGCAAAATATGGTTTTTCTCAAGCTCAGGGAATGTTCTACGGAATAAATATACCTGCAATCCGGGGACCCTAAGACACCATATCAACCCCTCCATTCTCAATGCGTGACTGTTATGAGTAACAATAAAATCATTTACTATATACAATCCGTTAGGATTTGACACAGTGATACAACGCATTTCTACCGGATCACCTGCCACAATTTGCGTTATCCGCTTATTTACACATCCTGTATTTACTCTTGTTCTTTCCTTTTTGCGCTTTAAGGTAAATAACTGTTCAGGATTTCTGTGCCTAATATGCAAGTTATATGCCTTATTACAGTAAATCTTTTCGCCATCATCATTTCTATAGAATGGTTCTTTTTCGGATATAGTCACAACAGATCCCAAAGACCGTAGGACAAAAGCTACATCTTCAGCTAATTTCGGACTTGTCGTGCAAAATGAAATATATCCGTTTTGGTCAACAGTGCCATCGGTGTCCATCAAGCCACATATAATTTCATATCGTTGGTCGATTGCCCCATATTTATAAAAATCAGGAATAAATTTTTCTGCTGCCTTACATCCATAAAGGTTTAATTCAGTAATTTTTTCGATATATTCAATACGTGACTTGCCTGTAAATGTATAGGCCAAAGCCTCAGTTTTTGACTTGTTGTGTATGCTATATTCAATCCCTAAAGAATCAAGCACTGTACTCATGTCATCTATGCTTGTAATAGAAATTTGTTTATGGCCTAAATGCCCATCCCCCAATAATACCCCAAGCAGATATGGGTCAACATCATGTTTCCACCACCGGCACTGACGATTAAACGGCACTGCCATATTCGTTTCGGTCAAAACATTAAATCCTTTATCAAGCCATGATTTAATAGTTTTTGTAGTGACAACTTCATTCTGCGCAAATGTTCTTTTATTTTTTATTTTGCGCGACCGTCCTGATTTATGTGCCTGCCAAAGATGTTCTTCACTGCAAACAGTGCTCGTTCCGTCACTGAAATATACATGCTGTGCCTGATGTGTGCTGACAGGATGCACCAATACAACCTTACCTACCGAACCATCAGGATTTGTAATTGCACAACCTTCAGTTAATTCACCAAGTTTTCGAAATCCAAATGGCGTAAGAACAGGAGTGTCAAGCGGCATCGCTTTTCCTGGGCCAGCTGAGCCGCCATATAGTATTTCATTCGCAGCACACTGATGGAGAAGCATCTGCTTAGGCTGTGGTGTGTAATCAATATCTACTGACACAAACTATCTTCTTCCTCTGAAGGCAATTCATCCGGCTCCGGTATCTGAGAATTGATATGAAAATCATGGCTATGTTTAAGTTTTAATTCAGGAACATGAAATATTTTTTCGGTAGAATCGACAGCGGTAGCCACTGTCTTATTGTCTTTTTCTCTATATTCGAGAACGGTTTCCTCTTCCCCCTTGAGGACAATACTATATCCTTTCGGTAAAGTTTGCCCTGCCGAAATTTTCCCTGCCACCTTAAAGATCTTTACAGCTTCAGCACCAAAAAGCTTTTTCCTTTCCTGAGCTACAAATTCAGGGGTTATCCCGACATCAACGAGAGAAAGCCTGTACGGAATTTTCATTGCCTCGATAAGTCTCTTCTGAATAGCAACTTCACTATTATCTGAATCGTCAGGCAATACCTCCGGCTCCAGGTAGCTTCCCTCTTTGACAAGCTTTTTGACAATACACTTCTTCTGCTTTTCAGAATAACTCCCCTCTTTGATTCTCCTGATTATTGTACCATGCTCATCCCCTAAAGACTCAGGATCTACATAGGGGCCGAACTCACACGGCATTGTATCAGGGTTGGGAGGAGGACGATCTACATTTTTCTGGGGGGAGGTTTGGGGAGTTCCAGAAGCTTCAAGAAGCAGACCGTCCTCGGAGTCGATACTACTTTCAAACAAAGGATCTTGATTTTGGCTGTTACCAATATCTTTGTCGCTATTTCGCATAGTACCCCCTTAGCACTTTCTTGTTGAATTTGCAACTCTTTTTAGAAATTGACGCATTCATCTGTGTCGGCTGACCGACAACCATCATTATCCATGGGGCGGATACGATATTGAGAAATTGTAACAACTTCCGGTTTTAACCTGCACCAATAGAGAGTAATACTGCCCTCCCTCTGAATTTTTGCTAACCACCTTACGTTAACATGGACATCCTTTCTACCGTATGCCCATTCCCTTAGATTATCAATAGAATAAAATGTTTGCGTACGTAGATTATAGCACTCAGAACAAATAAGTTTTCTCATATTTACCCTTTCTTTTTTGTTTTCTTCTTACGCCCCATACCATAACAAGCAGCAACAGACCGCTTCTGTGATTCTTCAGGATGCTCCTTGCGTCTGACGGGCACGCATCTTTTGACATACTTCTTTAATGGCTCGTTCTTCTTACGCTTCGGCATTTCAACCTCCTCTTCCACTATATCCGGAGAAGTCAACTTTCTTTCTTTTTCTCCTTTTTTATTATTGCTCCAAAATAATCCCCACCACTTTCCTGCCTTCCTTAACCTCCTTATAAGAAAATTTTAACTCCTTCCTTGCAACCTCTATCACCTTCTGCTTAAAAGAACCATACGAAGGATACATATTCTCCAACCCAAGCATGGCCCTGAGCTTCTCAATACTGATCACCGTCTCCCCGATCCACTCATCCCTCTTCAATAACTCATAAAACCGAATAGAATAAATAGACCTGAACTTCAAAACCTGCTTCAAACTGTACGTGGTAAATCTCTTTTGAAGATCAAACAAATACGGCTCAAGCTCCTGAGCAAAACGGAACGACACAATAGCACTGTTCCTCTTATACTTCACAGAAGAAAACCAATTACAAATCACCTCTGTGTCCTCATCAGGGCAAAAACACAACGGCTTCCTCATAATAAGCTTTACCAAAGCCCTGAATACCCTGTATATCTCTCTGTTGTTCTCTCCCCCCACCAACCTCGCAAACTCCCGTATGTGAAAAGAATACTCCCCATTCCTCATTCCCCTCTCTATCTTGCTGATGGCAAATAAAACAAACCTCTGCTCATTAAATGTAAGCCTGTAACGTGCATCAATAAGCTTATTGTCTTTGTAAACTTTCAGCTCTTTCCTACCCATAAAAATCACTCTACCACGAAATATAACTTCTTGCAAGCTTTATATCTCAAGTGGGGGTAAAAGTTATACTATTTGGGGGTAAAAGTTATATTTAACCCTGAAACTCTTAATAAAAACAAATACTTGGATACCCCCTTAAATGTTAATATACAAGAGCCTTACTTAAAGAAACCCCCATACCTTGTAATCCTTAGAGCCATGCGACTTTCGAGAGATGGCTACTATAACTCTTAGCAAAACGTTATATTTACCCATGTTTTCAGTGAGATCCCCCAAAAATTTGGGAGGCTGAAATCCCCATGTACCTAGCATCTTCAACATTTCTCTCCCCCCTTCCCCCCGCTGGGGGAACTCCGGCAAAGTCTTGCCGGAGCGTGTGTGGGATAAACATGAGGGTTTCCTAAGAAAGAACGGGGGAAAAGAGGCTGACAAAAAAGCACAGACTAAAAGGGTTTGAGAGTTGAAAATCCCTAAAATTTGTGAGGGGGGTAACTACTGATTCAACAACCAAACTTCTCTTTTTTCCCTCAAAATCCCCTCCCTACATAGTTCCAGGGTTCCCACGCCCGGCGCGTTGACCTTGAAGACCGAGCTCCTCCCCCACTCAGTACCGGGGATGACACGACCGGGGGGATGGCACACGCACAGCAGGCGCAAGCATAGAAGGTGCATCAATCATATATCCTGCATGATGGGGGGGGTGTGTTTCAATCTGTTTTCTGCCGGGCCCGGAAATATGTCGGAGATATTCGATGGCGTTTCCTTCATAGTGCACCTGGAGCCGGAGAGAAAGAGCAACATCCCTTCTCAAAGTGGACTAACTAGTAGACTAACTTTCGGGGGGATGGATAAAGGCAACCCCCCCCAGGGCGAGGGCAGGAGTTGAAGACCTGGAGCCGAGTTGTCCGGTAATCCCGGATAAGTGAAAGCCTGACTTGACTAAGAAGAAAGGCAATGTAGTCACATTATGACAAATGTAGTCACATAAACTGTGCAGAATGTACATTTTAAAAAGTGGCATATGCCTTGGCATATGTTTACTCAAATAATCAGTCTCAAAAAAAGATTGTCTTTTCATCACGAATTTCCTTGACG